TAGGCATTCCATAATGCATTAATTCATTAATATCTGGTTTGTTTTCATAAGCCATAAGCTTATTCCCCCTCTATTTTTAATTTCTCAATAACTTTATCAAATGTTATGATTTTGTCCATTATCGGAAGAATATCATCGGCTGTAGGGTTATAAACTACTATCTCATTATTTTGGTATATCCTTAATTCCATATCGATATTTCCTGGTTTCATCTTATACTCTAAACAGAATAAAGCTGCATATATTTCTAATTGTTCCATATGCGCTTTAGTAACTCCTGTTTTTAAATCATGTATACGTAACAAGTTATTTCTAAATATAATAGCATCTGCTGTACCGAAGCAGTTGTCTGAATAATATAATACTTGTTCTGGATTCATCTTAAAGCCTATTGCATCGTTAACATACATGTTTAACGTCTTCTGTGATTTCGGTAACTTTTGTCCAAGTGTTATACACTGTGCTGCGAAGTTGTGTAATATAGTTCCTTTCATTGTAGCTTGATGTCTAGTATAAGATTCTACAAGTTTATCAGAGTCGTAATTAATCCAATGGTATTTGCTCGCTCCTAAGAATGCGTGTTTACCCTCTAGAGAATAATGTTTGTTGAAGTTCATATAATACCTCCTCTTTGTTTTCAGGATATATAAAACTCGCATAAGACATTTCATCCATAAGTTCAACATAGTATTCTTGATTAGGCCTGTGAGATGCAGTCTCCGATTTCTTCACCTCTAAGGCAGCCCACTTGTCCCTATACAATATCAATAGGTCTGGTATACCCTGAATGTAGCTCGAATCATTTTTCATGATTATACAACCTTTGAATATTTGTTTTAATTCTTTTATAAGTCTAGATTGGAAATCTCTTTCAAGTTTAGACATTATATATCTCCCCTTTCAAAAATATAAAAAAAAGAAAGAGACTTAGTATTATGACTTCAACCTATTCCGCACTGTTAGTAGGCGTATGAAGTACTATCGTTAACTCAGTCTCCAAATATTAGGGAGGTATTATTATGATCCTCCTCTAATCCTTTCGCTACGCTCAGCGAAAATAAAGAGAGAAGGAATCTCTTCCTTTATGATACTCAAACAGAATATCATTTCTCTCCTCATAAAAGGGCATGTATTTTTCGCGTGGCCAGCAAAAAGAAAAGCCTTTGATAGGCTCTCTAAATATCATCTATTTCGTCTTCTAATTTTACCATAAGCTTTTTTACTTCCTTCTTATCAACTCTAAGTTCTAAACTAGTCTTTAAGACAACATCGCCATCAACATAGCTCATTTCTAATTGATCCAATTTAAGTTCTGGATTTACCTCAAATTGTTTCTTTATAAATTTAACTATTAATTTTGCTGCTATCTTTCTCATTAATTTACTACCTAAATTTAATTTGAATAGATCCATAATATTACCTCCTAAAATTAGTATTCTTTCATAAAAGCCCTTGTGTTCCTCGCGCAAAAAAAAAACAGCCCTTGTGGGCTATTCTTCATCATTATTTAAAAGTTCATCCACATAAGACATAGTGTTAGTTACATTATCATTTTCTTGTTCAGTCTCTTTAAGCATTTTCTTACATTGAGTATGAGCATATATAGCTACTCCAAATCCTACTATACATTCTATACCTCCTATAATTAATCCAGCTTTTTGTCCTTTACTTAATCCATTATAATTAAACATAACATTACCTCCTAAAATTAGTATTCTTTCATTAAAGGACATGTAATATTCGCGTGGGCCAAAAGCCCAGTTTTATTTGCCCTATTCTATATATTTATTAAACTTTTTATCACAATTAATAAGAGAAAAAAGTGGGAAAGTGGGCCAAAAGCCCTGAAACCGTTGCAATTACTGGGTTTCAGCTGGCCCGGTTTTGAAAATAAAAGTGGGCCAAAACCCAAAAAAAGTGGGCCAAAATATAAATTCGTCCTAACTAGTTATAACACAAATCAGCAAAACCCAAATAAAAGTGGGCCAAACCCAAAAATATCACAAGCAAAATGGGCCAAAAAGAAAAGCCCTTGTGAAGGGCGTTCCTTTATCTTGCTGTTATTTCAGTTATATCTATCTTTAAATATCCAGCGTTTATATCATATTCTTCTATTGTTGCTTTCACTTTTACATGTGTTCCTTCATTTATTAATCCATTTAAATCTGTGTATGCTATATCTCTTGTTTTTATATAAGGTCCTACAAATTCTCCATTATTGTAATCTCCGTTAGCTAATAATAGTTCACATCTTGTGTTGTATTTTTCATGTGGTGTTACCATTAATATATGTCCGTCAAACTCAATTTCTCTTAAATGTCCGTCTTTAGTCCATTCGATTTCTTTAAAGTATTTTTCATATTCTTCATCTGTTAAATTTGTTGTCATGTAGTAATTAAATTCTCCTTCATCGAATATGTCTTCTACTTCTTCAGTTACTTCTTGTTCTTCAACTTCAATTTGTTGCTCTTGTTTTGTTTCGGGTTCTTCTATTTTAGTATCCTCCATAGTGTCTTCACAACCTACTAATGTTAATCCTAACATTATTGCTACTGATAATCCTAATAATTTTTTCATAATAAAACCTCCTAAAATTTTTATATAGTCTTTCATAATAGGACATGTATTTCTCGCGCAAAAACGAAAAGCCCAAGTAGGGCTCACGTCTATTTAAATATCAATCTGCCTAGTACTTTTACTGCTTCTATTGTTGCATCTACTACTATCTCAACAATGTTACAGCTATCGTCATAAGCTTGATTATCATCTAACATACGTAATACTTCTTTTTGCTTTTCGTAATTCATATCTTTTAATTTATCATTGATCTCTTTATTTAACATAATAAAACCTCCAATAAATTATTTATTCTTTCATAAAACGACATGTAAATTTCGCGCAAAAAGAAAAGGGCATGTAGCCCTATAGTAAACCATAATAAATATCTTTCTTTAGTCGCAACTCCATAATGTCTTCACATAGACTCACTATAGCGTCTGCTTCTTTAGCGTACTTCAAATATCTTTCTAGTTCTATCAATCTATAATTAATCTTTACTATTTCCTCGGTAATTTGCATTCTATCTATCATGATGACCTCCTATTCTTGTGTGTCTTCGTCGTAAGGTATTTTTTCCCCATCTTTAGTTTCTATATAGTCTTCCTCTATCCAGTCATTCTTTTCTTCAAAATGATTTATTATATCCCAAGATAAATATATTGTTAACAATGAACCTGCTGCTATTGCTGTCATAAATCCTAAAAATTCCATTATTGCTCTCATTAATATCCCTCCCTATCTTAACATATTTTTCTTATTTTCTTTTACTACCATTTCATATAAAGCATCTATAATATAAGGCATAGCGTCACAAAGTCTAGCTTGGCTGAAATCATCAGCTATAACATCTACATTGACTTCAGTAGTTTCTTCGTTAACATTTATATATAGTTTCATATTAGCACTCTCCTTTATTCATTAGACGTCTGCAAAAGTCTAGCTCAACTTCGAATTGTATTATTCTGTTATCTATTAGTCTCTTTACATTTGGGTCGTCAACGGCCTCATAAGCTATTGTGTATTCTTTTATTTTCTCTTCTATTGTTTTTATTGTTAAACCTATAAATTCATAATCCATATTAATACCCCCTCTTAATTAATTCTTCTTTTAATAGCGGCGCATATCGTTGGATAATACGACACACTGCATACTTGCTAACTCCATACTGATTACCGATGTCAATCTGTCTACGTTCGTTGTCGTTTAGTAAGTCTTCCACATACGTTGTAAATATCTTTTTGGATCTAGCTGTCCTTTTACCTACACCATACTCAACAAACACTGCGTCTATTGAATTGTAAATATCTTCGTGCGTACACTCTTTCATAATTCTAGTATCTATTTCGAAGTTTTCGTCTGGAGTAAGGTCATGCCAAGTTCCTGAATCTTTACCGTGTTTGTCTTGTACCTTATCTTCTAGTGATGACATAGTACTGTCGGTTTGTCTTTTTAACTTTCTAGTGTTTTCATCTCTTTTGTATTTACCATAATAGTTATTTATCACTGTTGTATTTGTAGCCATCTTATAATAATTAGTGAATGAAGCATTATCTGCATCTGGATCGAAATTACGTAATGTTCTCATGAAAGCTTCGGCCATGTCTGATACTAAATATTCTTCTGCGTAAAGGTTTTTGAATTTTTGAACATAATTTATCATTATAGGATACGTCATTCTGAATAAGATGTTTTTGTTTTCTTCTACATTCTTACCAGCTTGTATCTCTCTTGTTAATTCCTTAGCGTAGTCGTTTAATTTAGTTCCTTCTGGTACCACGAATCTTTCAACATTATACATAAAATCCCTCCAATAATATAAAATTAAAAAGGACCCATATTAGGGCCCGACTATAAGTTTAGTAATATTTATCACCTCTATTCACCAAAGAATTCTTGTTCCATTGCTCTAATATCTTTTCCTAGTTGTATTAAATCTCTTACTTCTTGTTTGTTAGGATACATTCCACAACCATGTTTTTCCGGGCAATATAAAAGATCCTTACATTGCGGTACAAACATTTCTTCGTATCTAGGTTCTATCTCTAATACTGCTTTTCTCATTTCTCGGGCAACTTTTCTTATTGGTTCGTCTGCTCTTAGACAAAGTCTCTTATTCATGAAGTGTATCAAGGCTTCTATAGTGAACCCCATTGTTAAGTTACAAGCTACCCCTATAGGTAACATTGTTCTCATAAGGTCGTTTGCTTTTTCTCCTGAAATATCATACTTATTCATTAGATCTCTTATGTTTTTATATCTGTTTTTACACTCTTCTTCATAAGCTTTATATACCATTGTTAGTACTGTATCACCTTCAACTTGTGGCGGAATATAAATACTAAAGTTATCATCCATATCAACGTATCTCTGACTCTGACAGTTTATAGCAGTACCTACACTGTGTCTCATTATTTGGTCGCAAGTATATCTAGGAGCATGTATTCTGAATTTAAACATATCGGCTCTTGAACCGCTAGTGTGTCCTTCTTTTAGGCAGCTCAAGCCAACTCTCTCAGCGAATTTCTCAGGTGTTTGATAGCATTCACATGCAAATATCCCGTGGTTTTTTATAAAGTTTTTAACTTCCTCTGGATTTAATAATTCAACTTTAATATCATTTATTGTATACATAGAGAATCTCCTCCTATTTGTATTCTATATAAGCTTCATAATATTGATCACCTACGTAAACCTTTAGAAATGAAATATCATGCTCAAATTCTTCCACTGCTTTATTTAGTTCTTTTAAAGTGTTTGCTATTAATGTCATTTGTTTCGGTTTATTAGATTTTGGTAAGAATGGTGCTCTCATTTTCTAGGCCCCCTAACTTTTATTAATTTTGCTTCTAGTTTACTTAAAATATCTTCCACTGTCTTTCTCGTTTTCTTACTTAGCTTAATAGTTTTCTTATGGTGTTCGTACCAGTCAAATATAATGAATAAGTCATCCTGAGCCCAGCTATAAGACCACCAGTCGCAAATCATTTCTATAATGTATGGGTAATCCATATCTAGAATTTCGGTAGTACCGTCCTCATTGTGTAATATCCAGTAAGACCAGTGATGAGGGTTTCTATGACGATGTTCCAATCTAGCTCTCTTATAATTAGCAACCACTTCTTTTGTTTGTTCGCCGTATAGATAAGCATCTACAGCATTGTATTCGTCCGGAATAGTTTTAGAGTCATCGTGAAAATCAATATACCAAGAGTAATCAACCCCCGGTATCTCTAGTAAAACCTCTGGTAAACTTCTTTTTATCCAGAAATATGCTTTTCTAACATTGGCTGTATGCTGTTTCAATCTCATATCATATTCAGCGCTCATGTTACACCTCCTAAATATCAATCATCGAAATCTCCATATAACAGATCTTTCAAATATTCCATTTTACAATCTTCGCATTTATTATAAGGACAGTCTTGACATTCTCTATTATTGCAATATATACAAAATGTCTTATGAATATCAGCTACTAGTTCTCTTTCGGTTTTCGTTTTTCTTCTGCTAGTCATTAACATCCACCTCTCTTTTAAAATCTACAGATATCAATGCACAGTATTCATCTACTAGCTTGTATGTTTCTATCAATACCATACCATTATCCATATGAGTTGTTATTATTTTTTGATCTCCCACTATATTCTCAGTTTTAAACATATACATACCTCCTTAAAATATAAAATAGAAAAGGAAAAGAGCCAGTTTAAAAACTAGCTCTTAAAGTTAAACTATCATCAGTTTCTATTTCAACTAATACATATTCTCCATTTTCATTTAACTCATATCTTTCTACTTTAACTTTTTTATTATCTTCAAAAGTTGTTACTATTTTTTCATTTTTTATTATTTCTATATTTGTCATTTTCATATTTTTACCTCCTATTATTTTTATTATTTATGTCATCTTTAATTGAATTCATCATAAGTTCCTTCGTAGTAGTCATAATCCTCGTCGTATAATGCTTTATGAGTATCTTTATATTCGTCGATATAAACTGTTGCTAAATATTTCCCTTCATAATATATCTTCTCTATAAATATTCCTTCATAAGCATTGTTCTTTTTCATACAACTCACTCCTTTGGAATTTTATTATTCTTTCATTAAAGGACATGTGAATTTCGCGCGGATTCGTCATAATTAGTGTTGTCTGTTTTTTATCTTATTAAGTTTCTTATTTATTTTGCTTTCTGTTTTGTATTGTTTCTTAACGTTTTCTTTTTGTGCTTTTAATATTTGTCCTGGAGTTGGGTAATACTCGTAAATATAAACAACCTCTCCTTGATCGTCCTTATACTCTTCAGTAACCTTGTAAAGATTTCCATCAACATACATTTCTACTACTTCACAATCTTGTCTAAATTTTCTAACTTCTTTAATATTTGTATTCCCCATAATAGACCCTCCTAATTAATCACATTTACTATAACCACAATTCTTACAAATCACGCATCCACCCTCAGCGTTCATTCCTTCTCCGCATTCTGGGCAAACGTTTTCCTTTTGTTTAGGTTTAGTTTCTGTTTTCTTAGGTTGAGTTATTTCCGTTTTCTTATTATGTTTGTATCTGTTATACTCTTCTTGTATTGTTCTAGCTACGACATCCCCACAACTTAATCCATCTATGTGCTTAATCTTACTTCCTTTTGCTTGAGAACAAGCTGAGCATTTAACACCTTTAGTTACATCGACTATACTATCGATTGTCATACCAGCTCGCATGCAAGCAGAAGCGTATCTACCAAGACATTCAGCATTAGCTACGCATCCTCCAGATTTACCTGGGTCTATGAATACCTCTACTAAATTATCATTTTCATCTCTATTGATTGTAATATAAAGATGACCGCAAGCTACTTCTTTTACATACGTACTTCCATTTAGTCTGCACCCTAATTCCTCTCTTGTTAATGGTTCAAGCGTATCTAATTGTCTAACTTCCGGTTTAGCTATAATATCTTCCTCTTCAACACTAGGCTCGTCCTCTTTCTTAGCAGGAGTAGAAGATAAGATTGCAGTTCTAGCACAGTTCTCTCTGAATATAGTTAATCCTTTTAATCCTCTTTCCCAAGCGTAAATATAAAGTTTCTCTACGTCTTCTACTGTAGCCGCTTCTGGTAAGTTAACTGTTGAACTTATAGATGCATCTATATATCTTTGCCAAACTGCTTGCATAGCTACTCTTTTCATAGGATCTATAGTTTTAGAAGTAGTAAAGAAATTTGGTAAATCTTTCACATCTGAAATATCATTCTCTTCCATGTACTGCTTAACTATAGGTGTGTAAACTATATAATCTTCTTCATGACCGTGTAGAGACATAGTCTTTCTTACATAGTGAGTGTCATAGATTGGTTCTATACCACCAGATACTCCAAGCATAGTTGATAAGCTACCTGTTGGTGCTATTGTTAATAGTTGTGAGTTTCTTAATCCATACATATCAACCATTATCTCTGTATCTGGTTCGGTGTTTGATATGAAGAACGGATTAGCTTTTATTTGCATTTTATCGTACTTAGGGAACGCTCCGAACTCTTTAGCAAGAGCCGCTGATTCCCATATAGCTGTATCTATCATAGACTCTGCTATCATTTCACATACTTCTAGTGCTTCATCACTGTCATATCTTAAATTCATCTTTATTAACATATCTGCTATACCAAACACACCAAGACCTATTTGTCTCCAGTCTCGTACTGACTCTCTTTGTTCTTTTAACGGATGTAGTTCAAGTCCTTCGTCTAATACTTCGTTAAGAGCCTTAACTGCAGCCATAACAGTTCTTTCAAATTCGTACATATCGAACTTTTTATCGTCCGTAACAAACTCAGCAAGGTTGATACTACCTAATAAGCAGCTACCTCCTGCTGGAAGAGGTTCTTCTGCACAAGGGTTAACGCCTGCGTATTCGAATTCGTTATTGTTTGATAATAAGTTCCAGTTTCTTATGTTATCCCAGTAAAGTATACCAGGTTCTCCGAAGTTCCAGTTATTTTCGCATAATCGTTTGAATAGTTTTTTAGCCACTACTACTTTAGATACTTCCTCACCAGTTTCTTTTCTAACAAATGATGAACGATAGAAGTCGTCTTTAATGACTGTATTCATGAATTCATCTGTTACTCTGACTGATATGTTAGCTTTAGTTATTTTGTTTAAATCGTTCTTGATAGATATAAATTCTTGTAGGTCAGGATGTTCGCAACTAAGGCTTAACATTAAAGCTCCTCTTCTTCCGTTTTGTCCTATTAAGTCTGTTACTAAATTATAAAGCTCCATGAATGATACAGAGCCTGTTGTTTCTTTAGCAGAGTTTCTTATTTGTGCTCCTCTAGGAGATAGTTTTGAAATATCAATTCCGCATCCTCCACCATAGCTGAAAGTACGCGCCAGTTTCCCAGCGCATTCGAATATAGACTCTATGTTATCTTCTGGTGGAGTTATAACGTAACAGTTTGAATATGTTAGTTTGCGGTCATTAGTTGCCATTCCCCTGTTGGATAAGATTCTTCCTCCGAATAAGAATTTCTTTTCAATGATCAGTTGTCTTATCTCTTCGTTTCCTCCTGAGACTCTATCTAACCACTCATCGAATGACTCATTGTTTTGTTGGTATTTCTTTTTCCAAATATCAATACCTAATTGGTTTTCTTTTCCTAGCCATTGTTCTATATTCATACACGTACCCCCTATTTATTTAATTTTTTAGTGATTCTTTCAGCTATAAGTTTAGCGTTATCTCTTAAATTACCGCTAACGTACTCCTCTTCTTCCTCTTCTTCGTATTGTTTTACTGGTAGTTGTTCTTTTTGTTGAGTGAATGCTGCTTCGATATCTTCTTGTAATACTTCCATTTCCATTAACCATATGATGCAGTAGTTTGCCATATCCTGTATAGTGTCTTGTACGCTTTCAAAGTGTTGTTCAGGATTTTCCTTAGTCATAAGATTCATTAGTCGGTTGTATTTATCTGAGATTCTAGTTAAGAATGAAATATCCCCTAATCTTCTATATAATTCTCCTACAGAGTCACCGTAGTCAGAATTCTTTTTAATATACATTTCGTGTATCTCGTTACACATTTGTTCATGTTTTTTTATTTTTCTTTCCATAATATCTCCTCCTTAAAATTTAGCGAATCCGCTTTCATTAAATTTTTGTTTACTATTAAGCGCCTTAGCTATAGCCAAGTCGATACCAGAGCGTGTTTTTAAATGATAATAATATAAATCCTTGAATGGTGTATTAAGCCTATCTATTCTCCCTGCTGATTGATGCATGATTTTATAAGAATAGTTTTGTGAATAGAATACAATCGTGTCTGTGGTTATACAGTTCCATCCCTCAGCGCCAGCTGTGTATTGAACCAAGTAAACCCATTTGTCTGTAGTTGGCGTACGTTCATGTTTGTGCCCATTCCATTCAGCTATTGTGACATCTTCCCCGTAGTATAAACTCTTTAGTATCTCTAATTCATAATCGAAATTATAAAAGACTATCATCTTGCTATGAGACTCAAATATCTCTAGCAATTTGACAGCCCTTGATTGATCAGTATTAACTATTTTTCTTAATGCGTAACATAATCCACTTGCATTAATTATCGGTTCATCTTTCCAAATATCCCAACGTCTTTTCATTATGTCTTTGTATACCGGTAAATCATATTGCACATAAATATCCTCATGGTGTTGCACAGTCTCTCGTTTGAAATCCATATCTATTAATATCTGTCTTCTTAATCGTAAGAGTTTACCAGTACTAATAAATTTTTCTATCTTTGGAAATTTAGAGAATCGTGCAAACACGGCGTGTTCTCTTAGAAATTCTGTCTTGTTTTTATAGAAACCATTGGCTATGAATACTGGAATATAATCAGACCAGGTATCGCCTGGAGTTGCTGATAGTAATATCCATTCGTTCACCTTGGTTATTTTTAGGAATGCTTTAACCCAAGCTCCACTCCCAACTACTCTTTGCTCATCAAATATAAAGAATGCGTTTTTAACGTCCTTATACTTCTGTATGTTATTCCAAGAGTCTACCACAATCTTGTGCGAGTACATTGAAATATCATCGTGAGTAGACATTAGAAAGTGTGCTAGCTCTCCTTCCCATTCCATTGTATCTCTCTTTCTAGCGGTCGTAATAATATAAAGGTCCATAGGAGGATTCTCCATTGGGATATAATCTCCTCCTGTAAGAAACCCTATATCGCCCCCGTTTTGCATGTAATAATAAGAAAGAGAAGTCAGTGACTTGCCGCTACCGACTCCTCCGTTTAATATACAACCAGTTCTTAAATTCTGTACAGCATCAAGCTGATAGTCTCTCAACTGTATAGCCATGGTTTCTCCTTTCTAGAAAGGTATATCCTCGTCATCTAAACAATCGTATTTACTAGCAAATACATCTTGTTCGATTTCTACGTACATTGTTTTTAGATATGCCTTTACTCCTTCTTTTCCATTTACTTCCCAATTGTAAGGTCTTATTACTAAATCCACATTTGCTATCTCAGCGTAGTCTAAAGTGTCTATCGTATTTTCGTCTAATGGTGTCTTAGTTCTACCTGCTATCATTATTACTTTAGGTGGTATGTTTCCGAATGCTACAGATACTTGTAAGTATGGAGTAGGTTCTTCACCTTCTTCTCTAGGTCTTAGATACTTAACATTCCAACCGTCTTCTTCTAATCCTCTAGCTACTTCATTGTCTAATATTACACAGAAGTTTCTATTTCCTTTTCTATTGAATTTTGATTCTTCACCAGCAAAGTTTTTGAATATTAATCTTGCGTTTTCTATTACTATATTATTGTTTACTCTAGCCATAAATATCAATCTCCTTTTATTTTAATTTATAAACCATTCGAAATCGCCATACTTAGATATAGCGTCCTTAGCAGCGTCTGCTAGTTCTATGAAATGTTTCTCGTCAATACCGTCTAGTTTATTCATTTTGAACACCATTTCGGATTCAAGCCAACGATATCCTTTAGTTCCAGTTACAGCATAATACTTACCGTCTTTTTCTCTATATAAGACTCCACCTCCACATCCTTCTTTTATCGGACAGAAGCGTCCGACTCTACCTATGAAAATATAATTATGTTCGTCTTCACCTAATCCTTCATTCATGTCTATATACATTGAGCTTGTTACTGACTTTGTCTCACATAAATCTTCAAATATCAATTCTTTCTTTGCAAACAATCTCTTGAATACATATGGTATTTGAAATTGCGTTCCTGTAGCAGTCCAAGGCGTCATTATTTTTTCGCCAGTTGAAAGTTTGAATTTGTGGTCGCCGTCAGCATACTTGGCAATATAAACCGCATCATTAACCAGACACATTTTTTCATAAGTTGCCTCGTGTTCAAATTCATATCCGTATAGTTTACCGAAGTCCATAACGAATTGTATTATTTCAGGTGTTGCGTCTGGAATTTTTATAGAGTCTGTTTTTATATGCGCCACTGTAAATCCTCTTTGTTGTATTTCGTCCTGAAGAGTTCTCATGAATAGAGCTCCTCTAAGAGCCACTATGTTGTTTTTATTTCTGACATCTCTAAATGGGTTATCGAAGTTTGCTGAGGTTAGACCATAAACAGAGTTGATAGCAATCTTTAAAGCCTGAGCAAGTGCCGCGGCTGAAGATTCATCGTTTAGATAAGGTGCTAGTCGTCCTCCGAATAAGTGCTTAGCCTCTTCGAAGTTTCCTCTCTTTATTGCTATACGTGTGTCTAAAATATCTTTGAAGTTCTGTGTGTATTCGCCAAAGGCATTTAAGTTTATAGCTGAGTTAGGATGCATAGATGCTACGTCCAATAGAGCCACATTGGTGTACATTCCTGGTTCAGCATATACATAACCACCTTTACCTAGATCATCTCCTCTATACATATTCTTTCCGTCTATAAATTCGTAACCCGGAAAGGCATTGATAATATCCATATTAACCCTCCTTTCTGAAAAACCGAAAGGAAACGCAAAATGAGCGTCTCCTCATTATATGGTTTGTAATTTTCGCGTACTTATTCTTTTCTATTTACACTATCATCTGAACTAAAACCATTAGGATATCTCTTCTTAAGTTTAGCTATATTCTTCTGCGCTACTTCTTCCATTGAAATATCAAACACTGTACATAGGTTTGCCATATACCACATAGTATCTCCGATTTCTTTTATCACTTCGTCTCTAACGAACTCGTGGTTATGGAATGCCCATTTCTTCAATAGGTCGCCTACTTCTCCGGCTTCGCAGACCATGCCAAGGCAATAGTTAATCGCCTCAGCATGTTCTCCTATTCTAACGTTTCTTGTTCTTCCTGCTTTTTCTTGGTACTCCTTAAAATCCATAATTGCCTCCTAATAGAATTGTTCTCCTGTTGCTAAGTCTGTATAGATTAACTTAGGATGTCTTTCTTTTCCAAATATAATTCTTGTTGTCAGACTGTTTGTGGTATCGTTAACCGTCATACCAGCAAGGTCAGCTAATATCTTTCTAGCTATGAAGTCACCCTTAAGTTCGTTGAATACTGCTTCAGTCGCTATAACGTCATTGTCGCAATACTCTGCTACTTCTATCCAACGTTCTTCTGGTACTGGTTGATCCCATGGTAAGCCCAACTCCTGGTGGTGTATTCCTAATTCAATCTCCCATTTTTTAAGAGACTGTTTCTTAGCGGCAAAGTCATACACGTCTGTATAAGATAAGTTATAAGCTTCACCAAAGAAACCTTGACCTTCTGTTATTATCTTTTGCGATAGTTTATATAGCTGTTCGTTAGAATATCCCATCATTCTAGCGTACATAATATGATTGTCATATCGTCTACAGTTGAAACCTACTAATCTAAACTTCATTAGTTCTTCTATTTGTGCGGGCTTAGGGTTAATCATTCTTACAACTTTTTGATCCTCTCCTTCGAATTTCCAGTTGACTAAGAACAGATTTGGAAATACCTCAACGTCATAAAATATCATTTTAGCTCCGTCATCCATAGCAGCGTTAGCGGGTTCTTTGGACTTGAATTGCATCTTACTTACAAGTTTGATACAATAGTCTGCTTGATGTGTACTGCTAGCACCAAAAGATAGAACTGCAGGTTTCATATCGCTTACGTCATAGCATAAGTCCGAATTATATGCGTCATCCAATATCTTAAATATAAAGTCTATACTTGGCTTAGTCCCTGGATGTATCTCCTTTCTTAGGTTTCTTTTTATAAGAGTCCTAATTCCTTTCTCTGTTTTTATTGCTTCAAAGTTTACCACCTTATCCTCTCCTTTCAATGGTAAGCCTGAACTAATTGTGGCTATTGGTAAGTCGTTACATTTCGTAAGTTTACGTCTTAACGAGCTCTTACCAGAATATACTTTAACCTCTATATGGTCCGAATAGATTGAACTAAGTTTCTTCGGATCCCCCGTATAAATATAATGAAGGTGAACTCCTTTTCCGCTCTTACTTAACTCCCCGTATGTTGGAGGCCATTTGTTAGCCTCTTCTAAATTACGTTCCAGACATTTCTCACCGTTTTCATCCGGAATATCAAAGTCTATTACTATGTGGTTTTCCGGAACCTTTACATAGTGTAGACGAGTTGTATCAATATCTTTTAAAGTGGTAGATACATTATCCCATTTCTGCGTAGGAGTCCCCTTCTCCGTAGCATACTGAGCAAAGCAATCCGCACATTCAAAATCTAATATTGAGTCCGAATACTCAAATATCAATTTCTCTTTATCCTCTACCACTTTAATTTCTTGTTGTGTCTCTTCTTCAAAGCGGTCCTCTCTGAACCCTATATAATAGCTTCTGACTCTTGTGTCGTCCTCAAGTCTATATCGCTCCTTATAATCTCTGAAGTAGTTTTTAAGTTCCTCTTTAAATATCCTTTTTGAGAATGGATAAGGAACCTTAGCTTCGTCGCAATGAGTCTTATACATTTCCCACGCACACTTAAGAGTTACACCGTTCTCTTTTTTAAATACTGGAAAACAATCAAGGACGAAGTTATAGAAGTCATTCGAAGCCCCCATCATCGAGATAGGTACGTAATCATCATATGCTCCCGGGTTCATATTGAAAATATCAAGACAATGTTGGGCTATAGCTCCGATCTCAAAGTTTACTCTGTTCATAACAGATTTGTATTCCGCTGGTGCTAACTTATTACCAGAAGGAGATACGTCTATCAATCTTCTGATAAGCCCAGATTTCGCGTCTGTAATCTTTACAGGCTTGTTAGTACCCATATATAAGAATGCATTAAACTTATTAGTATAAGCTGCTTTGAATTTCTCATTCACGGTCATTAATTCATGAGAAACCAAACTGTTTAGTCTTGTGTTATCCTCAATTCGCGATAAGTCCCCATCATGTTGTATCGCTACTAGAGGATTTGACTTGAATGCTTCCAAAGCAAAAGAGTTACTACTTGAGCCTAGCGCACGTGCATCAAAGACTGAGTAGTAACCCTCAAATAATTTCTGTATGATGTTTAATATGGTAGATTTACCTGTTCCCGCCGAACCATAAAATACCATAAACTTTTGTATGTTTTTCGCTTCCCCTGAAACGATAGCGCCTATAGACCATTCTATCTTGTGACGCTCTTCTGGTATATATAACGTAGATATCAATTTGTCCCACGCTGAATAATCTCCGCCCTCAAGTGGGTAAGGTAAACGTTTGCTAGCATAATCCGTTTTCTTAGTTTCCGTATTTGAGAATATCAAGTTCTCATCTAGTGGGTGGTATGAGTCACGCATTTGTCTTTGACAATACTTGTGCCAAGCGTCTATCATACCTGATTCCGAATCCCACATATGAAGAACCTTAATATTCGAATCAAACTTACTCTTATTCTCCTCCGCATATTTATCTAATTCTCTGTCTATTAGTTGCAATGCGTCCTGTTCGTCAGTTGACCATAAGCCACGGTCTTCTATCCATATCGCATAG